CTAATGCATTCTTCCATCATTTTATCGGGCTTTCCCGTTTTAGAAGTAGATGTTTGTTGAAGTTCAATTAATTTATTCAAAAGTTCAGAGTTCATATTATTTTCTTTTGACACAGATTCAATGGAAGCATCTTCATCCGAATTAGAATTGCATGTATCTTCATCTTCATCCTCATCACTACTAACAGAAACATCCTCATCCTCATCCGATGATTCTTCTTCAGTTTCATAACTACTATCATCATCTTCCCATTCTTCATCGTCGTCTATACTATGTTCGTCGACCGTTAAAAAAATGTTCAAATTTGGACTCGATTTTGTCTTTTCTTTTTCATTTTTGGAAACCGTCTTCTTTTTCTCCACAATTTTATTTTCTTCATCTTCTCCATCTTCCGTGGATGTATCCTCTTCTGTAGATGATTCTTTTTCAATTTGCTTTTTAAGTGCTTTCTTCTTATCGTTAATGTATTTAGATGGAAACATCTTGGACAAAAATTTAGCATATTTTAATTTATCAGCTTCCTTATTTGTCGGCGACTTTGGCTTAGTTTGTTCTACTTCTTCATCTTCACTTTCAGAAGACGAAGAGGAAGAGGATTCAGATGACGAATCTTGTTTAGATACAACTCGTCTATTTGTACGTTTGGGATTTGATTGAATTGGCATATTGTTAATACACTTTGTATTCTTAATTTTAAATAATAACATAAATGTTATTAAATTAAATTGAAAAGCCAAATAAAATTGATTTAAAACTATCTAAATATTATAAACGCATTAATATAAGACAAAATGATTGGAAAACAACGTTGCTCTAAAATTATTGGTATTCAATTTAGCATTTTGTCTCCAGAGGAGATTAGACGCGGATCGGTTGCTGAAATTACAAGTCGGGAAACATATACAAACAATAAGCCAGTTATTGGAGGATTATTTGACCCAAGAATGGGAGTTCTTGAATCAAATCTAATTTGCCCAACTGATGGTTTGGATTATATCAAAACTCCCGGCTATTTTGGTCATATCGAATTAGCCAGACCCGTTTATTACATTCAGTATTTATCCACTATTTTGAAGATCCTCAAATGTGTCTGCTTCAAATGCAGTAAATTAAAAATAAGCAAGAAAAAATACAGCCAAGCCCTCAAGATGTTACCAGATGCCAGATGGAAATATGTGTTCTCTATTGCGAACAAAATATCACGTTGCGGAGAAGATATTGAAGACGGATGCGGATGTTTGCAACCAGCCAAAATCAAAAAAGAAGGATTAGCCACCATTTATGCAGAATGGGCACGTCAAGAAAATGATGAAGGTGAAGGAAAAGAAGAAGGTACAGCCAATTCCGGCAACATGGTCATTAAACTTTCCACTGAAATGGTCCTCAAAATTCTAAAGAGAATTTCAGATGAAGATGTCTATTTTATGGGATTCAATCCGATTTGGTCTAGACCCGATTGGATGATTTGTCAAGTCATGGCTGTTCCACCTCCAGCGGTTCGTCCGTCTGTTAAACATGATGCACAGCAAAGAAGTGAAGATGACTTAAGCCACATTTTGGTTAACATCTTAAAAACCAATCACACTCTGTTGGAAAAAATGAAGGTGGATAATGCAAATGATCCCGTTTCACATGGCTCTTCCATCGATGATTGGACTATGATGTTGCAATATTATGTGGCGGCCCAAGTGGATAACAAAATACCTGGCGTTCCAACAGTTGCACAACGTTCTGGTCGTCCGTTAAAAACAATCAAAGACAGACTGAATGGTAAAGGCGGACGTATGAGGGGCAATTTAATGGCCAAACGTGTGGATTTTAGTGCTCGTTCCGTTATTACGGCAGACCCTAACATATCCATTCGTGAATTGGGCATTCCTATGAAAATTGCCAAAAATATTACTAAACCAGAAGTAGTCAATGACCGAAATCGAGCTTTCCTAACAAAATTAGTTCGAAATGGAGATGTATATCCGGGCGCTAAAATATTAGAACGCAAAACGGGTGTCAATATTACATTGCGATACATGGACAGAGAATCAATTGTGCTTGAAAATGGTGACATTGTTCATCGTCACATGATGAATGGAGATATTGTATTATTTAACAGACAACCTACTTTACACAGAATGTCCATGATGGCCCACGTAGCAAGAATTATGAAGCAAGGAGACACATTCCGCATGAATGTTGCAGACACAAAACCGTACAATGCTGATTTCGATAAACTCTCTGTCGAAAACATGGGGCGTTAAAAGCGTGCAACCCCATAGTCAAACAAATTGTCTTAAATATTAATGTTTAAGAACATACTTACATTATATACAAAGTCAAATGATAGCCTTAAAAAATAAAATACTAGACACGCCAGAAGATAGATATTGTGAAATATATAAAATTGTTAATTTAATAAATGGTAAAATTTATGTTGGTCAAGCGGTATCACATATATTAAATCATAATAAATACAGACCGTATGGATGCGAAAAACGTTTTAAATGCCATGTATCAGAAGCATTCTCTAAAAAAAAGAATCAATCTCACTATCTGAATAATGCCATACGCAAATATGGTACAGACAATTTTGTAGTGGAATTAATAGAGAATTGCAATATACATGAGTCTGATAAGAGAGAAATACATTACATTTCCGAATTAAATAGTTTGTATCCAGTTGGATATAATCTGAAAAATGGAGGAAATGAATATACTCATACAGATGAAAGTAAAAAACGCGTATCCAATGGTGTTAGACAATATTATAAAAACAAAAAATACGAACGGTTTAGAAATGTAGTTCATATAAGTGAGGATATTGAACAATACATTAAACCGCTAAGTAAATATAATTCACAATACGGGTGGTATGTTTATATAAATGGTATAAAGGCTGATTTTGGAGGAGTTCATGTTTCATTAGATGAAAGTAAATATGATGCAATTGAATTCATAAATAATTTAAGAATAAGTTTGGCGAAACCCCTTGATGCGGGAAACCCCTTAGAGTCTATAACTACCACTTCATAGTAGAAATATTTTGAAGGAACTCGGGTAATGACCGAAACCAATGGTAATAACGTTATAGAATTGGGCAATCCGCAGTGTTACATCCGTAAAGTCGTTTAGCAGACTACGGAAGGCACTCAGAGACTGAACGGGGGTTGGTGAACAATGATGGGCTAGCTACCCAGAGTTTGCTTAAGATACAGTCCGGCCTCATAGGAAACTATGGGGATACGTCGGGAGACGAAATGAATTTGCATATGCCACAAGATGTGGAGTCAGAATCGGAATTGAGAAATTTAGCGGCCGTTCCTTACCAGATTATCAGCCCAAGTAGCAATTCCCCAATTATCGGTATTTATCAAGATTCCATGCTTGGTTCATACCAGTTTACCAGAGAAAATGTGACATTTACCAAAAAACAAGCAATGAATCTGTTGATGATGTTTGATAAAGTAAATGTGAATACATTCGAGAAGGATACAATTACCAGTTTTGATATCCTCTCACAGATTATGCCACCACTCTCACTTCGGATCAAGAATAAAGAGTTTGATAGTGACAAAGAACAAATGTCGAGTTCCAACAATGTGATTGAACTTGTAAATGGTAAGTATGTTCGAGGACAGATGGACAAATCTATTTTAGGTGCGGGTACAAAAGGAATCATTCATCGTGCAAACAATGATTTCGGAAATAAAACGGCTTCCAAGTTTATTGATGATTTGCAGAATATTGTCACCGAATACATGAAAGTATCTGGTTTTAGTGTCGGTATTAATGATTTGATTTCCACAGTTGAAACGACCAATGCCATCTCTGAAATTATTTTGAAAAAGAAGATTGAAATTAAAAACATTATTGACCAGACACAGATTGGCTCATTCATCAACAATAGTGGAAAAACAAATGAAGAAGAGTTTGAAACACAAGTCAATAATATATTGAACGAAGCTTCATCGGAAGCGGGAAATGCCGGATTGAAGAATTTGGGAAAGAACAATCGATTTGTTGTCATGGTTAACTCTGGATCAAAGGGCAGTAAACTCAATATTGCCCAGATGATTTCATGTCTTGGACAACAAAACGTGGATGGGCGTCGTATTCCATATGG